GCCCACATGGAGATCCCAAGATTTGGGAGTAATGACCCGTAAGGACTCATTACTATAGTGGCACGAAAGATGGGACGAGCAGGTTCTGCTTAGTCACCAACGGGTATCACGACCGTAGTCGTAACACGACTTATTTATTAGTTTAACAATGTTAAATCCAACAAATAAGGTTGGCTGGCCTAAGCTGCGTGTCAACACTTGACGAATGTTGGCATTTGGAAGTCCTTCTCAACGAGAAGGCACCAAACACCGTCTAGCGTATCTTCGAAAGCCGTAAGGTTTAAAAAGGTACATAATGCTGTGAAGCATCAAAGAGGTGAAATCAAGGCTAATTTAGCGTTGCTTCCACCCATCTTCAAAATACTCATAGGGGATTTGTTTACCCTAGGTGAGATTGAGGATTTCTTCAGTCTTACCGTCAAAGCTCATAACCACCTGGTACGGAGTACCGGTGTGAAACAAGCTACAGAAACCTGGAAAAGCATAAGCAATTATGCAATTCAGCTCTCTGAAGGTCGAAATCCTAAACGATTGTTTAGAGTTTCAACTGGTAGAACTGACGGATGGCCAAAATTATTTAGTCATCTACGTCCTATTTACCACAAACTACAAAATCCCGTCGATCCAAATGTGTCCACTGGACAACAAGCGGAATTGAGGAGATTACTGTTGACTTTATTTAAAGTAAACAGAGTTTGCTACGACTTTGTTGAATTGGAGACAGCCGGTCTTACAACCGAGTTTCCAATCCCAAAGAGTGTCGAAGAGAGATTCACTGAATTTCTCAACGAGTCTATTGTTCCCTATAAAGGTTATCTAGATGACCTTAGGGCCACACCTTTTCTAGGACCTGCACATGGGCCAAACTCAAAACCTAAGTTAGAGTCGGCTCCTGCGGAGGCCTATGCCTTAACACAAAGTAAATTGTGGAGACATTTCACAAATTACTGTGTGCTAACGGACAATACGTCCATTTTGGACTATATCAACTTTTTAGCTGATACGTTCAAGGGCTCAGAAGATTTCGAAAAGCTTTCCGAGAACATAGTTCTAAGAAAACTAGTCGCTATCCCTGATAAAGGTAATAAAAGTAGAGTTGTCGCAATTTGCGATTTCTTTACTCAGTCTTTACTCTCTCAGATGGAGAAGCTTGTTATTGAGGAGATCCATAAGGATTTCCCTAATAATTCAGCTTTCTTCAGCCATGCGGAGGGATTTAACAAAATTAAATCGCTACCTCATGACGTCCAGTTGCAACTGAAATCTTTAGATGCAACAGCATGGACCGATAATCTGCCTTCAAGGCTCCAATTCTTATACGTTAAGCATAAGTTTGGCTTGCAGCTCGCATTGAGCTGGAAGGGCCTTGCAGTAGATTGTGATTGGAATGTTGGCTCTACCGATACCGTAATACGGTACGGTAGAGGCCAAGGTATGGGGACGAAGGGATCGTTCGCGATCGCTTCGGCCACCAACATCGCCTTCATTGAGATGCTGTTATCAGATCTCTATGGAGATGGAATAACTCATAACATGTTCTACATCACTGTAGGAGATGATATGGTTATCCAAGATCCAAAGGACTTGCTACGCAGCAAGTTCGAGGAAATCGGTGTTCCAATCAATATCGGAAAGAGTA